TTAATGATGAAAATTTAGATAATGGAGTTGGTGATTTTTCTGTAATGCCAGCAAGTTTAGCAGCTTTTGATATTAATGGTGGTGTTAAAGTCTGTGCTATTTTACCAACAATTCCTGTCGAAGGTTGTTGTAAAGAAGTGAAAATATTTTCTCTCTGTGCATCTGTTAATGCTTTTTGGCCAATACCAGCTACATCAGCAGCAACTTCACCAGTAGAACCTAATTTAGGTAATGGAACTTTAGATCCACCAGCTACTTGACCAGCCATTGCACCAATTTGTGATTCAGGTGCATTAGGATCATATGGTTTACCACCTAAAACAGTGTTTAATGATTCAAGCACTTTTCTGCCTTTTACCAAGGAGTCGTAACCAGGGACTGCTGCAAGGATTGCATCCGTTGCTTCTGGATGTTGAGCAATAAGTTGATTAACTTTATTCTCGTATCCTTTAGCCTGTTGTAATCTTGCTGCAATAGTTGTACCTGTATCTTGAGATATTAATCCTGCTGCTTTGCCAGCACCACCTGCAACAATATTGCCAGCCATTTCAGGTACTTGTAATGCACCTACTGGTAAATTTGATTCAGCTGCTTGTACTACATTGCGTTCAGTCTGAATTGGTGCATCAAACAAATTGCTTGTTGCATCACTTATTGCACCACCAACTCCTTTAGCTACATTATAGCCTTCTAATGCTAATGATGATAATGCAGCAGGTAATTTATTAGCTAATGATGTAGATGGTTGCTTATTATATGCCTCTAAACTGCTTTTATAAGCATTATATGCCTGTTCGCTTTCAGGATGTGCTTTTAATTCTTCAGCTTGTTGTACTGATTTAGCCAATGAATCAATATCTGTTGGTACTGATTTTTGACTAGCCACATAACTTTGAGCATTTTTTAATATTGCATCAATATCATCTGCTGCTTGTGGCTGACCACTAGATGGTACAGTAATAGGAAAAGGAACATTAGCAGCTGGTTGTGATGGTGCCTTTTGTTTCTGTGAACCTATAAACGTCTTAGCTTGTGACAGAATATCATCAATAGACGGATCTTGGCTTGCAGTATTAGCTGTAGGATCTGGCTGCATTGATGTATTTATGGAAGTTGATTATAGAGATCTTGTGCTTGAGCTTTTTGAGCTGCTGTTGCGTTTTGATTATTAATTACTTTCATTAACGCAGCTGCTTGTGGTGCTGATGCAGCAGATAATGTTCTGTTATTCAATTGTACTCCAGATGATGGACTATTTTGTTGAGCAGGATGTGCCTTATTCCATTCATCTGACATTAGCACTTGCTGCCATGGTGTTCTATTTGGGTTAGACTTACCATTAACAAAATATGGATTTTCATTAGCATATTTTTGAAAATTATCACCAGCTCCTTCAATTGTGTGGTAATCTTTGTTGTATTCACGTGCATAATCAATTAAATCATTAGTGCGATCCAATCTGCTTAATGCATCGTTAATAACAATATCATTAGTTTGCGTTAATTGAGTAGGATTAGGTGATGCAGCTGCAATCCATCCTAATTCATTATTCATTATTCTTCCTAAACCAGATGGTCCACCAGATGCATTTGGTGCACCTAAAGTATTGCTACTTGAACCAAGTCTTAACATTTCAGTAACAAGACGATCATGAATGTTTTTCATTGCTTCAAGATCAACTGCATGACTTTGTGCCAATGCTGCTTGTTTTTTTACATTTGCATCTGGTGATTGTGCAAGACTATTGATAAATGCTTGTACATTTTGTCCTGATGCTAACAATGGAGTTATTAAAGATGAAACTGGTCCAGTTGATGTACTATGATTTAAATTCTGAAACTCTTGTAGATCGTTTTTAACCTGTGCAATGTTAGATTGCATTCCATCAGCAATAGTCATTTGACTATTACCTTGTTTATAAGCTGCAGTTCTAACTTTTGCAGCTTCTTTGGGATCATAAATTCCCATAGCTGGATTAGGTGCTGGCATTGCATGATTAGGATTTTGCAATGTTGGTGCACTTGCTATATCCATAGCATCTTCTTTTATTGCACCAATACCTACTCCTTCTGGTGTTTGATACGTAGGATCAATTAACTTTGCTTGCATTACAGCACTTTTTGCATCGTTATATAAATCCATTCTATCTTTAGGTATTGAAGTTGGTTTACTAATTCCAATTCCACCTGGACCAGATGTTTGTTCATAGCCGTTATCCCAATCTATCTTATGCCATGACATCAAATTACCTTGTGGTCTAAATCCTTGTCTAATGAGGTTAGCATTTTGTTCCAATTGTTGTGGAGTTAATGAAACACCATTAATTTGAAAGTTTCCATTAGGTAATACTTTAATATCAGAATAAGGTCCTGCTTCTTCCTTTGGTGTGGCAGCTTGTGCTTGTTGATTAGATACTGCTTGTGCCTGTTGTGTTACAGGTGGATTACCAGTCGCTTGTGACGATGGAGTTATGGAAGGAGTATTTGATAAAGCAGCAAATGCATTAGTTCCAACACTTGGAGTAGTTGGTGGTACAGAAGCTAAAGATGGTAAGGCATTAGATCCAGTAGTTGTTCCAGCAGATGGAGCTGCTGATGTAATAGCAGATGTAACAGCATTAGCAACATTTGCAGGAGCTGTTTGATTTGGTGCAGTATTTGTTTCAGGAGTTTCTTCTGGTTCCTCTGTGGCAGGTATATTATTTTCTGGGTTAGCTTGATCTTTTGCTTCTTGTTCTGCTTTTTGAGCTGCAGATTGTATACCTTTTGAATTTAATATTTCATCTGCTATGCTAGTACCAGTATTAGCAGGAGGTTGTGCTAACAAACTTGATTTTGGTGTAGTTACAACAGGAGCACCTATTGCTGCACTACTAATATTTCCAGTTGTAAATTTATTGCTAAGATCTTGCAGATTAAAAGCACCTGTGTATTTACCTATGTCACCTTGATAACCAGACATTCCTGTTTCAAAGTTTTTCTTATTCTCATTAGCAATTTGCTCATATCCATATTTGGATAACAATGCTTGTGTTTCAGCTGGAAGACGTTTCATGCCTTCATTTGCTAGCATTTGATTGTATTTAGCTTGCGAAACAGCAGCTGCTGTTTCTGGTCCAACTAAAGCTGTATTCTGTATATTCTTTAATGAATTAGCATATGCTTGCTGCGTTTGACCAACATCAAACTTTCCAATGTTTGATGGTACATTGAAAGCTTGTGGTAATGCGCTTAATTGAAAGCCTGTTGTTGGGTCATTAAGTGTTGGCATGGCTCAAATTACTTTCCTCCAAATAGAAATGGAGATATATTGGTAAACGAAGTTGGAGTTGTTGTTTGATTTGTTGTAAACAACGCTTGTTGTGACATTGGCATTGAAGGATTATAACCAAAAGCAGTTGATGCAGTTGGTGATCCAGAGAAATTGAGATTACCTGATTGATTACCATATAAGCTACCTGCCATGCTAGCAAGACCACCTAATGTACCAGCAAGACCAGATGTTGCATTAGCCTTACTTTGTAAGGCATTCATTGCTAGACCAGTCTTATCAATATTGAATTGATTCATTTGCTGATTTTGACCAATTGCTGCCGAGGCCAATGCGCCTGGGTCCAATCCAGAGGTTGGTAATCCTGCCATTTCTGTTTGTGCTAAATTCTGACCAAGACCAATTGCATTGTTAATTTGACCTTGTGCAGTTAATCCCAAATTAGCTGCTGCTAATGGACCAGCACCAAACCCACCTGCACCACCTGATGCCATTGCAGCACGTGTCACCGCATTTGATACATCTGGTGTTAATCTACCACCTTGTGCCACTTGTTGTGCTACAAGATTTTGTGTGCCAGCACGTGCTGCTGCTGCTTGTGGGAAATATTGTTGTTCTAACTTAATTGAGTTAGCAAGATTTTGTTGAGCATTTTGCTGTGCTTGTTGCTGTAATTGATTGAGATCAATTGGCTGATACGTGAGGTTTTGTGCCATCTGACCAGCTTGCTTTGCAGCTGATTGTGCATCAATTGATTGACCTACAGCTGTACCAAGTGCAGCACCACCAAGTGCTAATGCACCTGTACTAGCTGCACCTAATCCTAGTGTGCCAGCTAATGCTGTGCCTGATAATGCAGCACCTGCTAAACCACCGATTGCTGTTCCTATAAAAGCCATTTATTGTTTCTCCTTTGATTCGATTAACTTCTTTTGGAAGTCCTCAAGTTGTTTACGCATCTCATGATCACGAAAAGCTGGTGTTTTCACTGTTAATGTTTCTTCTAGTATTTCAATGTTTGTTTCATCTGTTGGATGCACTGTTGCCCAACGCATTGTTTCATGAATGTATAGTATCTTGCGGACACCAGCATTTGATTTAATGATGCATGGTGCTTGTATCTCATGTACAACACCGTCCATTAATACTGATGCACGTCCTGTTAAGATGATATTAAAATGTTCTGTTGTATGCTCTCTGCCGATGATGAATGCACCCTCTGGCATTGTTATCTCACGTAGATATACATGTGGGGCGAAACTGTGATGTAATGGGCAATCAATCTGTGGCAGCTTTAGTAACTCAGTTTCTAGCTTGTTGATATTATCAAGTGAGCAATCAGCATTAGCCAAACGATCACCGTCAGATTGGCTGCGTACTATTGATTGATCTGCTACTTGTAATGACATTTTATTGATATCCACAGAATACAAACCATTTTGCACCTGTTACAGTGCTGGTGTTTTGTAATGATGTTAACACTGTTTCACTATTTGAAATAATTTGTGATACTGTTACCTGTAATGCATTGGTTGATTCATCCAATGTTTCAGTGCTATTACGCAGGTTCTGTACTTCACTTTGTGTGTAGCTTGAGCTAACTGGCAATGCAGCAATAGCACCAACTGCTGGTGATATTGATGTGTTTGATATGCCACTAAATGTACCAACAGGTGGTAATCCACTTAATGCACCAAGGAATGAGAAATTAGGTAAACTACCACCAGAACCAAAAAGGTTTTGCAAATTAGAATTTTGTGCCTGTGTCAAACCAGTAATTGTGCTGATAACACGTCCGTCTAATAGTATCCAACCATTAACTGTATCATCACTTGTGCGGAAAGCTGCTTTAAGATCACCAACTTGTAACTCAGTGATTGGTTGATATACACCATTGTTTGAGTTCCATGTCTCAAAGCGTTGTGTACTAGTATTGTAAAATATTCCTTGGTTACTGTTTGGAGCAGTTGCACCTTGTTGAAAGAAGCTAACATTTTGTGAGATTGATCCACTAATGTACTCACAAACGATTCCCAAGAAATCATTGATATTAACGGCCTGAATATTCACAGGAACTGGTATAGGCGTTAATGTGATCGGGATGGTCGTACTCATGGAATTACTTTATCAATATAAGGTTAAAATAGGCAATGGTTTAAGATGATGGTAACGGTAATTGATAACCCAGTTCTAGATAATGACTTTCAACAGGGGTTATGGCCAGTTTAGAATCACGTGATACTGTGGTATAGCTTGGTATATCACCTTCAACATATTCAGGTGCAGTAACAACTGGTAATATGTGTTGGCCATCTTCTGGTGGCACTACGGCACCTTCAGTGTTATCAGGGTTAGCATCAACGGCTATACGGTAAGCTTTGAGGGCACCAACACCGTTAAATTGAAGTAATAGGCTAAATGCCCTATCTATATCATCTTGGAATTGGCTTTCCACGTTAACAGAGGTGTTTTCCTCAGTTATGCGGTTATCTTTGGACAAGATGTCACGTGTCTGCTTAACAAAATTGATAGCAGGTGTGTTGTTAATGATAGGAAGGTAATCAGGGTTATTCAACAAAATGGACCCAGGGGTGGCTGTGACAGCCGTATCCAATAATTGATGATATTGTCCTCTTAAGCCTTTCCAGTACCCATTAATAGTCAAATTTCCATATATTTCACTCAATAATAGCCTAAAATACCTGAAAACCGAATATGTAAACATTGGATTAGTCATGTTTACATTATGTGCTTTTGTCTCAATGGCCCATGATATTGGGTTATTATTATCACATCTGTTGCCATTAAAACCCTCCCAGATGCGTAATTGACCGTCATAATCAAGAGATAAGCAGTAGTTCCTTATCTTACCATAGATTGACTCTGTTGCCCATTCTATTGGCCTTAAACCCGTCCAAACACCTTGCCAGCCAGTGCCACCAAAGTTTGTAATCGTGTTCAAATAAAAAGCACTAGGGGTAACTAAACGATCCAATACCTGTGTATGACCATTGTATACCTTGCTATTGTATGTTGCTGAATAGCCTGTTGTATTGCTAGCAACTGCTACTGGTACTGACCACCACACATATGAGTCAAAATGACCAGCACATATCTTGGATCTGTCATTACCCATTTGTTGCTTTGAATAGCTCATTTCACTATCAATTGGTGTAATTGATTGTGTTGATGTAACAGTACCTAAGTTATCAAATGCTACAATACCAGTATTTGAATACCAATAAAGTAGACCCATGTGTGTAATCATGGATTTATGTGATACACATCCTGTACCTGAGAATATCTTGCGTACAAAATCAGGTGTTGATGTCCATGAACTACGTTGCTGAACACCAGTGTATATTGTGTAAATTCCATCCTCAGTACCAATAAACATCAGATTTTCTAATGTTCCTGATGTACCACGATCAATCATGCCAGTGATGTTCTTTGGAAATGTAAATACTGGTATGTTTGTTAATACTGTTTCCTCAGTAAAATGTAATGGATCATCTAAATCAGATGCAAATACTTGTGTACCATTTGATACCCATAGTCTGTTGCCACTCCATGCCATATACTTGCCAATACGTGTTTGGTTGTAGCCATCGGTATATATGATATTACCTTTGCTATCTAAGGTCCATTGTTTGGTCGGATTCAGATGATTGCCTGATGTTCCATCCCAATAACCAGCACGACTAACACCATCTTGTATCATTAGTGTGTTAACTGGTTGTGTTACAAATATTGTACCATCTTGTATGGTCGAACTGCGAACAGTTGTGCACACACACATTTGATCAACAGATGTATCAAACAACAATTGTTCTAGTTGACGTGGTTCATCATAAGTACCATCAGCATTAATGTTAGCTATAAATACGCCACCACTGATACCATAAACAAATTGTGGACCACCAGTTGTTGGTTGAAATATTGTAAAAAATTGTGGTACTAACTGTAACTGACTATCATTGTTTAACGTCACAACCCAACCAGTATAGGAACCAGTGCCTGATTGTGATGTAACAGTAACTGTTAATAAATTGCTATCATCTTGTGAAACAACTGTACCAACCATGTACTTTGTTGAATCAGTAAGTGATGTTATGGTTATGTTTTCACCATAATTAAAATTACGCAGGTTTTCTACATATAATGTAACTGTACCAGTGGCTAGTGTTACTGTATCACTTGATTGTGATGAATTGACTAACCAGTTGTAAAGTGCGCCAGTTTGATCAGTTGTTGATAGATCGATCACTGTGTCGTACCCAGGGCGTGTCTGCCAGATTCCACCTTTGTTTACCGCATTCTCAGCCCAACGCACTTGTGTATCCTGAATGAACTGTGGGTCCAAAAAGCTATTAACACCACCAGTAAGGCCAGTGATGTCTTTGAAAGTTCTTGTATTAGGTACATTTTGTGCCATGTGAATTGATTATTAACGGTAGTCGGTGCAGTCCATGCCCCAACCTGGTTCAATTTGCAGCTTAAAGTTAGCTGGACCATCTTGTATCAATTGTTGTTCTAGCAACAACTGAAACGCTTTGTTCTCATATGTCTGTCCAAGATCAGTATTGTTTGTTTCCCATAAACGTATGCTCTTCAGCAATAGCAACATTGCTTGTTTTGATGGGAATGGTACCAAATCATTATCATTAACAAGTTTTATCTCGGCACGTCTGTACATGATGCGTACCCACTTACATGCTGCATTAACACGTATGCGTCTATATTGTGGCTGTGTTTCTTCTGGTGCATAGTAACCAAGTGTTTCACCAGTTCCACCTTGTACACCAGCAAATGCAATAAGCTTCACATAACCTTGTGTTACTGGCTTAATGACTCTTGTGATTGTTTTAAATTGTGTAGCAGCTGAATCAGTTGATGCATAACCATTGAGTAATGGTATTTGAACAATATCAAACTTGGTATTGTAATTAGAGTCCATGGTGTCGCCATGAACTTCAATGCTGAGATTGCCTTGGCCATCAGCTGGATTCTCAACAATAGCTGCAAGATAGGACCAACCCTTTGGATCTTGAAAGGTAGCATATTTGCCACGATCATCCCAAACGTAACCAGTGTCAGGTCCTACACCACCATAGCCACCAGCGGTGCCTGCACCCCACTCGGTCCCAGGGCCATTTATGTGGTACTGAAACCATGAGTTTCTAAACTGTGCAGGAAATCCACCAACATTACATGCCAATATTGTACCAACTTCACTTGGTACAGTAACCACACCATTGCAATCACAGCATATATCCATTTGTCCCAAATATGGGTCCCAATTGGTTTTCCATGACACCATATCAATGGCACGTTGGATGTAATCAATGATAACGTCTCTATCATCAATACCCAATATGTCACGAGTCTTGGCAGCAGCAATGATGTCGCCAAGAACTGGTGGTGCTAGGTTTGGTTGGCCATGTGTTAGCATGATAAATTATTCGTTATCTTCGTCTTCTTCAGCTTGTGATTTTGCTTCGTATGTTTCGTGTTCTTCGTCTTCCTCTTCTTCTTCCATTGCTTTGGTGTTCTTGCCACCTTTTGTGACACCAGCTTTGTGGGCGAGATCATCAACGAGATCTTCAGCACTGTTGGTTTCTTCGTGTTCTTCTGGTAAACAGATTGTGCGAATCTCAAGTTCAACTGAACATGTTGGATCTTCACCATCTACTTCATGAATGTGCATTGATTTGCGAACATAGTCCACAAGTACACATCCTTCTTTTGGTAGCTTTTCTAGTCCCTTGATATCACTAATGTATAGTGTTGGATAAAATGTTTTTTCTTTGCCCTTTTTGACCTCATCTAAGCTGGTCATTTTGGGCAAAACTTTGCTCATCTTTTTGCCAACTTCAATGTGCACTGGGAATTCATCGTAGCGTTCTTGTTCTGTCATAATATTTTATGGGGATAGGTTAATCGTTGCCACCAGTCTGCCACCCTGGGGAGTTAATAATGTAAGTACCCGTTCCTTGATAATTGTACACAGACAACTGTGCACCCACTAACAAGAAATTAGCACTTGTTGATAAGTAAATATTAGAACCTTGTATTAATGGTAATAGTATTGAGTGTGAGTAACCTTGTACCACACCAATACTTGTTGAAGCTGAGTTAGCTAATCCCCAATGGATTGTTGCCACAGTGTTACCAAGACCAACTTGTATATTTAAATCACCATCAATACCGCTGCCAGCTGTTGCAGCACCACCAACCCAAGCAAATTGTATCTTGAAATCGCATATATAGCCACCACTTGAAAATGGTATCTGACCCATGTTAAGGATCTGATTTCCAGTCATTGATGTTATTGTGCCATTATATGGTAATGTTGGATTCCATTGATGACCAGTAAAGTAAGCTAATATTGAACTAGTACCTGCAGGGCCAGTGGCACCTGTTGCACCTGTAATACCATGTAAACCAATTTGTCCTTGTGGACCAGTTGGTCCAGTGACGCCAGTTGATCCCTGTTGCCCACGGTTACCCTGTGGGCCAGTAGCACCAGATGGGCCACTAGGACCTTGTGGACCAGCTACAATTGTGGTTACAGGGGTAGGTGGGGCACAGTTGGGACTTGGCCAACTAGTACCATCAGAGCATGAATTACAACCGTTTGACATATTTTTATGGTATCAGTTAAGGGCTTTTGGGGCAATTATTAGGGTATACTTGTTGGTGGATTTGCTGGAGTCAATGGTTCCAGTATTGGTCGACCATTAGCATCAGTCCAACCAGTGTTGATGATATGTGGATCATTGCGTTCAGCTATTACCATCCAATTAACAGTACTTGTAGATGTGCTATCTTGGCATGTTATTGTTAGAACGTTGTTTAATACTGATCCTCTAACACCTGACCAATCTGTTTGATTGGTAACAAATACTTGAACATTTTTGGTTAATGCTACAAATGTTCCTTCTGTCATACCAAAGTGAGCATCTAGATCAACTGTTGCTACACCACCTGATAAAGTAGCAGTTCCACGATATATTAGATCACAATATGGTCCTTCAATAAAGGAGTGTACTAATTGATTTGTGGTCGATTTTGATGGTAATGGATGCGGTATGCGGAATGAACCAGATCCTTTGGATAAAGCACCTGAGAAACTAGCACTACCATCACCATATAGCCATGTGTTGGCTGCTGTGCCATAGGCACCATTGGTGAGACCTAAACCGTAGTTGTTAGTACCACTACCAGAAGCACCATTGGTGTAGATGACAACAGGACCAGGGCCAAAACCTGCCTGTGCATATATCAAACCAGCAAATGTTGCTACTGTATTGGATCCACCAGAATTTCCATTTAATACTACAGAATTACCAGAACCACCATTTACATAAAGATTTGAAAATGATGGAGAACTTGATGTATTTAATGTTTGATTGTAAGCACCAACACCAGTTGCTCCAGTTTGTCCAACAGAACCAGCTGCACCAGTAGCTCCAGTTACACCAGTAACACCTGTTACACCTGTAACACCTGTAGAACCTTGTGTTCCACCAATACTAATATTCCATGATGTATAAGTGCCTGAACCTGATGTAAGAGTAACATTAATTACTAATGATGTGGATGAATATGAAGTAACAGTACCCTCCATCCAATTTGTTGTACCACTTGAATAAACTGCTCTAACATATGCTCCTGTTTGATATGCTAAATTTGCTTGTGTGGTAAATGTCTTTGAACCAGTACCAATTGTATTACTTGTTGTCGAAGTTGCATAATAACCAGCACCAGTTGGACCTGTAGGACCAGTTGGACCAGTAGGTCCCGTTGGACCAGTTGCACCTGAAGGACCAGTAGGACCACTTAATCCTGATGGTCCTGTTACACCTTGAATTCCTGTTGGCCCTGTTACACCTGTTAATCCTTGAGGTCCTTGAATACCAGCGATCGACAATAACCAATTACTATATGTGCCACTACCTGATATTAAACTTACATTAACAATTAATGTGGTCGATGAATATGAAGTGACTTGGCCTTCTAACCATATTGATGTATTTGATGCATATATGATTCTTATTTGCGAACCAACAGCATAAGCTAAGTTAGCTTGTGTAGTTAATGTAACTGATCCAGTTGATAAACCAATACTAGTTGTGGAAGTACCATAATAACTAGGACCAGTTGATCCAGTTGAACCAGTAATACCTGCAATACCAGTTGCTCCTGTTGGTCCAGTAATTCCAGTTACACCTATTACACCAGTAGCACCTGTTACACCTTGTAATCCTTGTGCACCAGTAGGACCAGTACCACCAATTAAACCTTGTGACCCAGTTGCTCCAGTTGATCCAATACCACTAACTCCTTGTAATCCTTGCGGACCAGTTGGTCCAGTAGATCCAATTGGTCCTGTTACTCCAGTTGGACCTGTAGATCCTTGATTACCACCTGCTCCTTGTATTCCTGTTGGTCCCATTGCACCAGTGGCTCCAGTTGAGCCAGCACCAGTAGCACCAGCAGGACCAGTAGCTCCAGTAGGTCCAGTTACGCCAGTATATCCTTGTGGGCCAGTTGCACCTGTTGCACCGCTAGCACCATAAACACCAGTAATACCTGTGGCACCAATTGGTCCAGTGGCTCCAGTGGAACCTGCACCAGTTGCACCAGTGGCACCTGTTGCACCAATTGTGGCAGCAGGACCAGGGGCACCTTGAGCACCAGTAGCTCCAACTGGTCCTGTGGCTCCTGTATAACCAACACCACTTGCACCAGTAGCTCCAGTAATGCCTTGCAATCCTTGCAAACCACTAGCACCAGTAGCACCAGTGCCACCAACATTTGCAGCAGCTCCTGCAGGACCTTGTGGACCTGTTTGGCCGATTGGACCTGTAGCTCCAGTTGCACCAGATGGACCAGCAGGACCAGCAATAAATGTGGTCACAGGTACTGGTGGTGTGCAAGTGAAGTTTTGCCACGATTCTGAACATGAATTGCAACCTGTAGATGACATATGATTTAAATTGTTATAAACCTACTATAACCATTGCTTGAAACCAAGTTCCTGCTGTAATGGTTGAACCGCTAATATTTCTGAAAGTAAGAACAATTTCATTAGGATGATTGTAAGAATTATCGTATATTCCTTCTAATATAAGACCTATTGGATATACAGGAGTGGCTGTATAATTATGTGAAGCAGACACTACTGTTCCATAAGCAAAATCTGGATTCAAAAATGTACCTGCAAATGCATCTGTTGTTGGAACATATGCATAGAATGTTATAGATGCACCAGCAGCCAAATCACTAGCAAATGGGTATTGCATATATATTCTATTGTGGAAAAGAGGTCCATATCCACAAGTTGCTCTACTATTTGGTGTTGTTTTGAATTGAGCTATACCAGGTACTTGAGGTGCGTAAACTGAACTCGTGTATTGATTACCTCCTCCATCAGTATAAACAATTCTATTAGAAGAACCAATCATTTGAAAATTATTCCAAGTTAATTGATCCAAATTACCTCTCATTAAAAATTTGAAGGTACATCCATTAAACCATCCTTTAACAAATGCTGATGTTATAGCATTGTCGGTTCCTATTCCACCGCACCACAGGTCAGCTGTTAAAATACAATTTGGCAATTGACCACCCCAATTTACCCAATTAGCACTATCAAGATCAGGAACTGTTGTTGATCCATAAACATTATTTTTACAATAGTAATTATTGCCATCAATATTTACTTTTGTTCCTGCAGTATAATTTGATCCAGATACCCAAGTTGGTCGTTGTATATTAGCATTGTAATAACCATAAGCATTTTGAGAATGATTTAAATCTATTACTTTTATTGCGAATAAATTACCATCCCAACCTCCATTAGGTTGATCATCAAAATAACAAGCATATACATTTGAATGACTTGGATCGCTATCAAAGAAATTACAATAAAATTCATTTCCTTGTATTGCAGGTACAGAATTTGCACCTTCGCTAGTTATATAATAACCATAATGGTTATTACTCATAAACTGAACTCTTACTATATTATCTAATATACCTCCTGTTGGAATAGCAGGTGGACTTCCTCCTCCATCATATATAGATTTTACTTTTACTGCTATGTTTGATTCATAAATAGCAAAACAAGTTAGATCCATTACGCTGCCACCTAAAATTGTTAACGCAGCAGAAGGGTTTCCATCGGAATCTGATCCGTTAAATCCATATAACGATGGGACATCACTAACAGTATTTGCACTATTCCATTTAAATATTATACCGTCTCCAGCATACCCTGATAATGCTTTTATTTCTGCACCTTGAGCTATTTTAAAAATAGATCCACATTGTACACCAGATGCATTATAACAAAGATATATAGGATTATTTATGTAATAAGTGCCTGATAAAAATACAGGGTTAGTTGATGCTCCACTACCTCCTGTAGCTGTATCAATTGATACAGCATTTAAAGCTGCATTTATAGCTATAGAATCATCATTTGAATTATTTTTATATGTTCCAAACCATTCTGGATAAATTAATGGTGTATTATTTCCAATTTTAACTGTACCACTTCCAGTAAATATTTGTTTAAGTGGTGCTGTTACTGTTCCATTAAATGTAACTGTTCCACTTATAGATAATTGTCCTTCTATATGTATTGGTACATTAACACTTGTTGAACTTAGTGAAAATGTTCCAACTGGTGGAATATATACAGTTCCATTAACACCTGTTGCTCCAGCTGCGCTAATTGCTGAAGCTACACTAGAAAAAGCAGCAGCATTATACATGTTGGCATAAAACGCACCAACACCTGATGGTCCTGCTGTAAATACATATCCTTGTGTGCCAGTTAATGTACCTACTGCACCTGTTGGACCAACTGATCCAGTTTGTCCTGTAGCACCAGTTTGACCAACTGCACCTGTTTGACCAATTGCACCTTGATTACCACTTGGTCCTTGTGGACCAGAAATTCCTTGAGGACCTTGTGGACCAGTAATTCCTTGAACACCAGTTATTCCCTGTGCTCCTTGAACGCCTGTAGCTCCAGTTGCTCCTTGTATACCAGCAGATCCTGTGGCTCCTGTAGCACCTGTACCGCCACCGCTACCACCAGCACCAGTTGGACCAGTTGCTCCTTGTGGTCCTTGTGCACCTGATGGACCAAAAATATTAGCAATAGCTGTTGCACCCCATACACCTAATGTATGTTGATATACGTTACCATTAACTTTATCTAAATAAAAATCACCATTAACACCTGTTGGATTTGGATATCCTGAACCCACATACCATACCGATCCACTTGGTCCTTGAATTCCAGTAACTCCTGTTGGGCCAGTTTGTCCGATTGGACCTGTTTGACCAATTGATCCAGATGGTCCTGTTGGACCCGATGCACCAACACCAGTGGCACCTGCTGGACCTTGAATACCAGTGGCACCAGTTGCTCCTTGTGTGCTAGCTGGACCTGGGGCACCCGTGGCACCAGCTGGGCCAGTTGCTCCCGTATGACCTAATGGACCCGTGGGTCCTGTTGGACCTGATGCACCAAAGCCTGCTGGACCTGTTGGTCCAGTTGGACCACTAGCACCAGTTATACCACCACTGCCACCACCACTACCATTAGCACCAGCTGGACCTGCTGGTCCTTGTGGACCCATTGGACCAGTTGCACCCGTTGCACCAAGTGTGCTTGTTGGTGTTTCTGTGATTGGTTGGGTTACTGTGTTAATTACGGGTGTAGCCATGCGAACAAGGAATTTCCAAAGTTTACGAATTAGATTCAAAGATTAGTTGAATTGATATGTTTGGTGTTACTGCTGTCTTACCATGAGAATCTGTTACTGTGCAATTCCATACTGCATTCATTGTGGTCGAAACCGATGATGATGCTGACCATACAGAATAGTTATCTGACGTGTGACTAATTGCTGGTGTTGAAGAACCTGATACACGTGCCCATGTATATGTATATGGTGATGTACCACCATTAGCTGTAACAAATACTTGTGAACTTACACATGCTGTTGAACCATGATAAATAATTACATCACCAAATGCAGTAGTTGAGTTAACATCAGCAGTTAATGCTGCGTTTAATGTACCAACAAATGCTGTATTAAATGGCTTCATCTTAATATGCCCATGCTGCTGATATACCTAGATCAGTTGTAGTCCATGCAGTTAATGCTAATAAGCATGATGTTGATGGAGCGATCGTTGTTGGCGCACCAACACTTGAGGGATACCATGTCCAACTTGATGGGAATGTAAGATTACGTGTACTTGTATCAGATGTTACTCTAATTAACAGCGACTGTCCTTGGCGAATATTTGATGTAGTAAATGTCACATCACCAGTTAACTGTACTTGCTGCATATCACCTTGGCTAAAATCAATGTTGGTGGTAGCACCATAAGTCATTGTTTTAACGGTATTTGAGAAAATATTGGCAGAATATGATAATGGCCCAGTAATGTTGCTTGATAAACCAATTGTATAAACCGCACCAGTAGATGTTACATTTACTTGATTTGCTTGGCCTAATATTGTTGGTACTGGACCAGTTTGACCAGTTGGTCCCATTGGACCAGTTGGACCAGATGGACCACCTGCTGGACCTGTAGCACCAGTATGTCCTATTATGCCTGATGCACCTGTAGCACCTGCTGGTCCCTGTGGCCCTAATGCTCCAGAAGCACCTGTTGGACCCTGTGGTCCTGATGGGCCATCAACACCAGTAGCTCCCTGTGGACCTGATGGTCCTGTTACACCAATTGATCCCTGTAAGCCTGTGGCTCCAGTTGACCCTGTAGGGCCTGTAGAACCTGCACCAGTGGCTCCTGTTGGTCCAATAGGGCCAGTGGGTCCACTTGGACCTGATGGGCCACCATTTGGACCTATTGGCCCTTGGGGACCTGATACACCTGTAGCACCCACAACACCCTTAAATAGGTATGCAACTGTCGGTGGGATTATACAATTATTGTCCATGTTTTTATAATACGGTTAAGTTAACGGTGGCGCAATCCTATTAAGATAGATAGACTTAGGATACATGCGTGTCGAAATAATGATGGTTACATATCGCAATGATTACGAGTTTACTGCATATACTTTGCGATCAATTAAAAAGTTTGGCAGTGGGTATGCTGGTATTACCTTAGTCACTGAGTATAGGGATTATGAGTTATTTAAGCCATTGGCCGACCAGTACAATTGTACTTTAAGAACCTATTTGCCACATCCTAATAAGGAGTTCCTGCATCACATGGTTACCAAATGTGAGGCTGATTTATGGTGTCCAAAAGGCACAGAAGCAGTTATGCACATTGATGCTGATTGTGTCTTTGGTGAACCGTTCACTATGGAGACATTTATCCATGATGGTAAACCATTGCTTGTTAGAGAGCATTTTGATGATTTTAAGCATCATACCAATAGAATCAAGTGGCGTACGAATATACAAAACAACCTTGGTTTTGATTGTGAATGGGAATGCATGGTGAGACACCCATCTGTGTATTTAGTTGATATGTATCGCAGATTCAGAAATCACATTGAGGATCTGCATGGTTACCCATTTACGGCATACACATTGTTGCAAAGAAATGAGTACCCACAAACATTCTCAGAGTTCCCTGATATGGGTGCATTTATACTTAAATTTGATGCAGATAAGTACAGAATAGTTACTGTTGCACCCACCCCTGGTCCCTTTTGGGCTGACCCCAAATGGAAACAATTTGGTCTTGAACCAATGCCTCGCAACGACCGTTTTGAACCCATTGGTGAGCGTCCATACACAGTTATCTATGACATGGACACAAACCCTGTTAAAGGTGATTTAATCAACCCTATACGTTACTTCTGGTCAAGACGTGGTGTTACCCTTGAATACAGACAACAAATTGAAGCAATGCTTAAGGATTAACAGTCTTTAAGTACTGTTCAATTATTGGTATCTTGTTAACAGTTCCCGATACATTCTTACATGCTTTGTAAGAGAAATGTACCAAGTGGCTTTCTGCCCAACGACCAATGCTCCATGCACCAACAAGATTGGTTCTACGGATCCAGAATGCATCAGATTCTTTAAGGATGATTTCCTTATCTGTTGGCATCTTTAGATTGATACTGTAATCATGTTCTCTAATAGCTTCTATTAGGAACTTTAATCCTTCACGATCAGCTGTAACCGCACTGATTTCACCATTTTCTAAGAAGTTAACTGCTTCAGCTTTTGGCAGATCATCGGTTGTAAACTGTGAGTTAGGAAACACATCATATTCTGTGTAGAAACCTGCACCAGAATAATCAAATGCTAACCATCTGTAAAACTTAGCTAACTGTGTCTTACGGTTACCATCTGTTTTAAGATTCTTTAATGTAGCTTTGAGTGCTTGATACTCAGGATGCTTTGTTGCGTCCCATTCTGTTAACACTACTGGATTATAACCAAAACGTGTCCATGTCTTTTTCCAGAGTTCCAATACTTGTTGCTGTGCATTAGGATTGTTATCTGGATCAACATCAAAATATGTCATGATAGTTTTTAACTTAACTGGTAGATCAACTGTACCACCTTTGATGTACTTGTTACGTATACCAATCAATGCTGACATATCTTTGACACCATGTAAAAATACTGGTTTTTCACCATTCTTGCGGATACTTTCAAGATCACTTTCGCTAATGGTTTTACGATTAAAATCCATTAACATAGCATTGGTATCTTTGGCTATTGGTAAGATTCTATTAGCATGATAAATGTCATAGGCAGCAGCTGCTGGGCCACCAATCATGTTCATGCCACCTGCACGTTGCCAGAAATCACTGGAGTAAAGAGCAGCACCATTCAAATGTTGACCAGGGTTGACTGGCACAACATGACCAACTGCAAATTTGCCATCATTGTATGCTTCACCAAATTCTTCAAGCAGTCTGTCAATCCACCCAGGGGACAGTGGCACACAGTCAGCTTCCATATTCAGGAACGCATAGTAATCTGTTTGCCATTCAGGATTATTCATACGTTCCAACAAATCATAAAACATCTCATTTGGACCATATGGATAACCCACAGCATTCATGCGTCTGCATTTTAGCTGCTTACATTTTTCAAACTTATCTGTCATCTTGTCGATTAACAGATTAGGCATTTGCTCTGCATCATAACGTCTGTAAAACAGTATATCTGCTTTCTCATTACGTTTTGGTTCCAAGTCAGCAATCAATTCTGCTAACGTCTTGGCCATTAATCTATCACCGTCATAATAGTTGATAACTATTAGTAGTTTGCGTGCTTGCTTTTTATTAATCATTAGAATGATGGCACGAATGCCTTTTTCTTATTAGTGTTGTGGTAAGTATATCCAACTGGTCCCATATGCAGTGGCATTACTGCCATATCTACATATGCTTGATGACCAGCTTGCTTTGCTCTGTAACAAAATGATGTATCCTCAGAATGTTCATCATCAATGTGATTAAAGAAATTGTACTTATATCCAAAACGTTGTGCGTATGCAGTATTCGTTACAGCAATATTAGGTACTTTTTCGATGATATCTGTGAAAACCTTTCTGTGCACCAAAGTGCAACCAAAGCCGATCCAATCTGTTGGATTAACAGCATTACGTGGACCTGAATGTGCAGCATCATTTGCGATATTAGATGCATAAGCTTCTTTAAATTGTGCAACACCTGTTGAGCTACGACCAAAATAGCAACCACCAACAAGTGTACGATTAGTCTGCATTAAACGTGCTATTGGATTAATGTTAATAAACCCAACTGGAAATGTTGGATTATCTGCTAATGTGCGGTAATAATTAACATCACCATGTGGTAATACTGTATCATCATCTAACCAGAAAGCATAATCACAATTGCTATCAAGGAACCATTGAGCACAGTGATTTCTTGAACGCACATATGAGTTATCAGCTACAGTATAGAACTGCATCTTATCTTTCTCATACAGTGTGGTAATTGCTTTTAATACACCAATGTGTATTGGTCGAATTGAAGGCATTAGTATTGCCACACGTTTGCCAGCAGGAAATTCATAAGGAGCCAATGTTTCTGGTTCTTGTGCTGCATGACCAAAAAACATATCTGGTTCCTTTTCAAGCATAGCTTGCAATGCATCAAATGGAACATTTTTGCTTTGGCTCCATGTAGCAACAGTGCTAGCTGATTTGCCTGTTATTGCAGCAGATTCCTGAAGTCCGTATTTGTTTACGAAATCATTTACTGCTTTTTTGATGTCTAAGCTCATTAACCTTTATTGTTAAATGCTTCTGCTGCTGCTGCATCAATTAGGTCTTCAAAACCATCACCCATATTTATTTCTTTCTTAGGTGTTGCTGCTGGTTTCGATGCTCCAATTGTTTTTGATACTGAGCCAGCTTTCTTCATATTATTAATCTGTGCTCTTAGTGTCTCAATTTCCTTATTAGCATTTTGTAACTGACTAGCTAATTTTGGTGCAATGTGATCACGATACAAAATACCAGTACGTGCTGCTATTTGTGCATCAAGTGCTGTTGCTGTTTCTTTCTTAATTGTTTCACCATACTTAAGAGCAACTTCATTGAATTCCTTAATAGCTGCATCTTTTTGCTTACGTATTGCTGGTGCATCTGTATCAAGCACATCAGCTGGTTTCTTTAAGAAGTCCCATTTGCTTACATGTGTCTGAAATTCATTTGCTAGACGTTTTTCTGCTTCAGCAATTGATGCCTTTTGTTGCTCTTCTTGTGCTTTATTACGTTGTTCGTAATTATTGCGCCAATCAGTGATTTCACGTTCCTTGTCTTTACCAAGACGCATGTTTTCACGTAAACGCTCACGAATAGCTTCAGCTGTATCAGGATCAGCATCATATTGCTTACCATCAGCACCTTTACCTGTTTCTAATGTATCAAGATATGGTTTTAGATTAGCTAATGTAACACCACTCTTCTTTAAGCGCTCTGCATGCTCTTGTGGCAATCCTGCATCAGTAAGTGTTTTAATAATGCTATCATTGTTACTTGTGATAACATTGTCATACTTGTTGATAATTGCTGGATCAGCATTTGCATCAAACTGACGAATCTTATCACGTAACTGTTGTAGCTCATCTTGCAGTTCTTTTGGTACTGCATTTGTTTTTGTTTTCTCTAGCTCTTCACGTGCTGCTTTAAGTTCATTAGCAATCTTTTCACGTTCTGCACGTTCTTTTGCAGCGATTCCTTTAACCTCATTAAAAAGCTTTTTGGTTTTTGGTGAGGAATGTGGATCAATCTTTTTCTCAAGCTCTGCAATTTCAGCAATTTCTTCTGCTTTGGTTGGCTCTTTAACTTCTTCTTTGACTGGCTCAACTTTGGCTTCTTTTGGTTGCTCATCTTTAATTTCCTCTTTTGGTTGTTCAGCAGCTTTTGTTTCAGGTTCATCATCTTTGATACCAGCTTCTTCTTTAGCATTCTCTGCTGCTATTTCGTCTTTTTGTTTCTTAGCAACAATGTCATTTTGTATCTTGTCAATGTTGCTATCCCAATCAATTGGGCTAAATGGTTCATTAGCCTGCACTTTGCCAACACCTAGCTCTTCTGGTGTCGCTTGTTCACTAAGTTCAACTTGTGGCTCTTGCTGTACTACTTCGTTTTCAACTAATGGCTCGTTTTCAACGTCTTGTGTATCCATAAATTATATGGACAAACAATCTAATTTGTTTAATATAACGTCAAGCCTAATTTTAATTATATCAGTCCTCTGGACTCAATAGTATCTGCTCTTGGTCAAGCTTTGGCTCAAAAGCTTCTTCATGTACAATGTTTAGCAAGTTATCAATAGCTAGTTCATAGCCTTCACGTAGCTTTGCTTGTGCTGCTATTACATGAATATCAGATGTACTGCCTGCATACTCAGGTGTACGTGCTTTTACCACTGCTAGTAGTTCCTTAAATGGTACAGTATCTAGCATTTTGATGACCTCTAGTTTGAAGCCATCATTAAGAACGTATTTATTGCTCATTGTAGTTATTATTCAACCCCTGGTGGCCTGTAGTAAGCCCTCTTCTGTCTCTGTTCAATCTCATTTGGAGCATTTTGTCCAGCAGCTTGTGCTAAACCAGCCTGTATTGATTTAACATCAGGGCCACCCACCTTTTCTCCACCATGCATTCCCTTTGGTGGCGCACTAACACCCTGTGTCACATTAGGTGGTACTGGTGGCAATGGAGCAGATTGTATTGAATGTACATCTTCAGGTGATGCACCAGCTTGTACTGCCTGTGCAGCCATTGCTTGTTGTGTATGAATCTGTACAGCTTGAGCAAATTGAGCTTTAAATCTCTTATAAAACTCATTCATTTGCTTAAATTGCTGGTTTTGACTTGGATTACCTTGAGCTAAGTAAGCTTCTAAGTGTTCCCCAAAGTGGTTTACCAGTAATTCAGTAGGCTTGAAAGCTTGTTCCATTGTAGCCATGTTACTTAAAGCCTGTCCTGCTTGCATTAAAGCTTGCATACAGACTGTAGCATGAGCCATGTGATTATCTCTTGGTGAAATTGGCACAGGAAGCTGTAAAGCTTTCATTGTGGTAATTTCACTTAACTGCATACGTGTAGCTTCTGCAGTAATTGTTTGATCTGGCATATCAATAACCAAGGCTTTAGCCACGTCTGGACCAGCAAGAGCCTCAACATTGCGCTTAATAAGCTCTGTTTGGTTAATGTTAGGATTACCTTGATACATTTTGCCAACTGCTAACACACCTTGAGCTACAATTGCGTCATCTGTATGAGCATAGCCTGATGTTGGTGCAGCACGTAGTGATTTGATTTCTGTTTCTGATAAACCATCAATGAACATATTAACCAATGTGCGAATTGGCATATTGGATTCATCATTATTACCAATAAGTTTGTTAATCGTCTTTTCTACATCAGATGGTTCAAGATTATCTTGATTTACAAACTGTGTTGTTAGCTCTTTAAAGTATCTCTTTGCAGCATCGATATTATCGTCTGAGAATGCACGCATTTGCATGGTCTGAACCAATTGGGAGAATTGATCTCTCCAGCGTGTTTCAGTAATATCCATGTTTTCTTGCTCACGTTGTGCATCTTGTGAGGCTTCTGTTGCTGTGATTGGCTGACCACCTTCACCTGTATTAGGTGTGATGTAAGCACCAGCTGCTTGTTCCATGTAATTGGTCAAGCGTTGATCAAGTGCTGCATACATTTCACCATCTGCAGAGAATCTCTGTTGGTCGACTTCAATGCTCTTATCAATAACAACAAATGGAGCATGAACGACTGGTTGCAGTTTATTGCGAGCTGCTGAGTCGGCCTTGAGAATAACTAAAGATGACATGTGGATGTTATCCACCATCTTATTACGAATGCGTTCAGCAATTCGGACAGAGCCAATGATCATACGACCAATGCCCTTACTGGAGTGCAGGTGGCCGTTCCCAGGCTGGAAGCTGAACAGCGTCACCACATCATTCATGCTTGGATATATCTTCTCAGAGAATCGTAGCAACTTGCCATTATCTCTCAGCAGTATCCAAAATGACACTTTTCCATCGTATTCCCTGTTCCACAATAAGTATGTCTTAATAACACGTGGACCAGATACTGAATACGTTAAACCAAGCACACCATCACTAATAAATTCAGCAAATTTACGGAACTCCGTAACCATCATGTCTTCACGAGGATTCTTAACCTCAGACATATTACATGCTTCAATACAATTTTGCATATTGAAGCCCATTTCTTCAGCTTCTTTTTCATCCTTGATCATATCAATGAACTCATGAAGCAAGAAATCCTGTTTAATTACATGGAACTGTAGCTCATCAGCATACTGTGTAGCCTCATCAGGTACGTATGCCACGTCCTGTTTAAACATACGAGGGGTCCATGTATAAGGGTCTAAAAAGTCAGAAAAGGCATAACCATGCAGTACTGTTTCACGTGCTAATGCTGGCACAAATGTTGAGTACTTCTTCCAACCCTGTATCATACGAGTTGTATGTATGTCGAAAAGATCACTTTTCTTCTTCCAATCAGGCCATGTGGTAGGAAGTGATGAACGGGTTAGATAAATCTGAGATGTAATGGCATTAACAAAACGCAGTGTCTTGCGATCAACAATACCAGCAAGAATACCTGTATTTGTATTGGACTGCCAGCTATTAGCTTTTTCTATCTGTTCAGCTTGTGAGAATGGTGCCTGACCTGAATACTCTAACTCCATCATTGTGGCACGTTGTGATCTCGTTTTGTTGGCCGATTCTGTTGATTTACAGAGGTTCCAAGCCTGATCCGTGGTTCTGATACTCCTTGCGTCAGTATCGAGCTTTAAATTGGGTCTTTGACCGCTTACTGGTGGTGCCTCAATAGTAACAACACCCGAAACATTGGGATACTTGTTTGGAGGTAGGGTGGTATCTTGAGGTGCTGTAGAAGCCATATGATGTAATATATCAAAGAGTTAGACTTTAGGCCAACGTCCTATTGGACAGTTTTCTGTCCTTAAAAGTGCTTTTATGTGGATGTAACAGGTGCATTGATTGCATTGTCCATTATTATGATAATCACATGTATAACAACGGCTCAGTCTTCTGTCGGCTTCTTGTGAGCTAACAAATACATCTTCTTTTTTGAAGAATGCTTTAATTGATCGCCATAATGCTTTAGCAAATAGCACAGGTGTATTCCATTTAATAATCATGCAACCATGTTAAAATCAACAAGATATATTAAACCTTTGCCACTAACTACTGCATAATCACCATAAGTAACAATAAGACCTTTGTTAACAAGTGAATCAAAGGTATCTTTAGGTACTTGATGATTCTTAGTTACTTTAAGGAATTTGCTTAACGAGTTTAATATGATTGCTGGACCATTTGTTAATAGGGCAGGTGCAACTGGCTCATTGGCAGGTTGCATGGCATAACTTACATTATTTGTATCTGTTGGTGGTTCAGGTATTGGTGGCAACGTGGGCACATCATTTAATGGTGATGGCGGTGAACCTGCTCGTTTTGGAATCATAATTTAATATCTACTTGAAAGATATTCTTGTTAACAGTTTGTGTTATTGGAACTGGTACTGACCATTCACTTTCAACTTTTTCTTCACCAGTTGTTTTATCTTTGGTGTGATGAACAATAATTAGTTTACCTTCACGTTTCTCAATACCTTCTTTTTCCAATATTGGCATTACAAACAATACATTGTCCTTGCCGTCTACTAGTGTGCATGGGCATTTGTTAGCAACTATGTTAGCATCAGACTGTGTAAATGTTAATACAGGTGCACATAGTATCTGTGCTGGTTTAACTTTTGTTTCAATACTCATACAATTGATTCAATTTTGTAATTCAAACCACCAGTTTCTTTGTTAAATTTGTCCCATGCTTTTTGTGCTTCGTCACCATGTGTTGATGGGTTTGGTAGCACATAACGCTTACCATCTTTATAAACATATTTCACATGACCATGCTCACGTTTGCGGTTAGCAAATATTGAGTCATAGTTCTCCAAAAACTTATCACTGTTTTTGCATTTCTGACCCTCACGTGACCAAGAGTCCTTGGTCATACCTAATGGTTTAGGATTGGGGATTTGCATCGTAGCTTGATAATGCCTGTGATGTTGGTGTAGTAGAAGCAGTGTTACTCTTTTTGCCTTTTTTGAAAGCTGCAGTTACTGGTTTGTTTTTGGATGGATCTTTTGGTCCAACACGTTCAGGTAACTTTTTTACACTTGGTGTTTTACTGGCAAACTCCTTAGCAACACCTGGTTCTTGTGAGAATAAATAACGGGCTTGAGCTTTTGATTTAAATGGCATGGTATTATGTGGTTAAATTGTTAAGCCAGCAGTTCTGGGGTAGCATTGCTTTTGTTTCAGCAGTCATTTGAAAAGCTGAATCTGGCAAATGAACCGCTGTCTTAATGTCAAACCCATTTATAACACAACCCATAACATCATCGTCAAGCGCAATTTTACGTAACTGCCTTAATCTGACCAATACGGCATCGGTTGATTTCATACAAGGTACACAATCCTTACGCCATCCTTTGTTAAATGGACATGTAATGCATGTCTTAACTCTATCTTCAGCTGTTTTTTGATCTACTAGGCTATAACCACCAGCTGGCATGTTTCTTAACATTATTGCTCCCCATGCATTAACATGCTTATACATGTTTTGATTCTTTGTCATAGCTGCTTGTTCACGTGGCTCTGTTTGGCAGAATGTTGGCCAATTTGAACAAATAAAGTTATCAATATCACGTTCAGGATCACCAACTGGTATGCCATTTTGTGTACGCCAGTCACCAAGTGCTTTTACTAACAAATCAAAAGTACCAGCACGTAATGTAACTAGATCATTAACAACATAATGATACCCATTTGGTGGAATTATTCCTGCGTTAGCTTTCATGGTTAATCTTTATTGATATTGAGACCTTGAGGCAACTCATTGTTAAATCCTAAATTAATTGGTGTACCGAACTTTACGCTAAAGCTATCTGCATAGTCAGCAATTGTACCTTCGTCTTCTAGTGGTTGTGTGTCTGGTGATTGTGGCTTGATGGCCATTGAGATACGTGCGCATTGTACGAGCATGGTAAATGCGTCAGCTCTATCTGGCGACTTGTTTCCTCGTGCCTTATACACATCCTTACTTTCCACTTGAAGTAACTTACCTTTGCCAGCAGGAGAACCACCACGTCTATCAACCAGTTCTTGTAAAGTATCCTGATCAACTCCTTTGCCGACTTTAAGGTATTCATACTCGAAAAATCTGCCTGTAGCATACCATATTTCTGACCTGATGCCATCATATAGTTGAAAAGGAGCTTTTGTGTCTTCTTCGCATATGAGTACATCAGTAGCTTTTTCAGCATAGTTGATACCCATAATTGAAACTGGATCAGCTGTACCACGTGGATTAACTACATTTTGTATCTTTGTTAACCATTGTCTACGTATAGCATCATGCACACCTTGACCAATACCAGTGCGATCAATTGCAAAGTTGCTTGGCATAACACCAAGGTCTTTTAATCGATCCATAATTGAATCAGCTAGTTCCTGTGTATCACCACGAGGCAACACACCCACTGCATCAATTTGCACACGCATTGCTGGTGTGTCTAATTTGATTACTTCATCATTATATGTGCGATATGCTACAGCATGACCTACACGACCTGTTGCCATGGTTGGTAAGTCACCAGTGAATGCAGGATCTACAGAAGCAATGGTAACACTACCACCATCAAAGATCCATTCACCATATGCACGATCAACCCAATGCTTTTGTATTATGGCGGTTTTATTACCTCTTGGTGGAAACATGCCATATACTTCTGACCACATCATTGGATGATCAGGATCACCACTGTACTGCTTAAGCTTCATCTTGTACCCGTTGTGAGTAAAGAAACGTTTATGAATATCAGCCTTGTGGATCACGTTTTCTGACTTCATTGCATTCAAACGAACACAATGCCAACCAGTATTGCCTTCCCATGTGTCTTGATCTGACATCATGGTTTGTATGTCATCCCATCCTTGTTCAGGAACACAGTTCTTGCCGTATTCACTAAACACATCTTTGGGATTTGCTGCCATTACAATCTTGGTATGCTCAATGTCACCCTCTTCCATTGAGGAATACAAGTTAGGTATTTCCTCAAATGCGTTAGTGGGTACTTCTTGCGCTTCATCGATGAGTAAACGTGAACGTGATGATGAACCAAAGAGAGGATGCTTGGGACGTGGTTTTATCTTAGCACCTTTGATGGCACCACGTGCTTGATCACCACGTGCAATGGTAAGAATGAATATACCCATACCACCACGCTTGCCATTTTCTGTAGCGATGGACTCACTGTCGGCTTTCCCTGGCAACGGTATAACGGCATTCTGATACATACGCTGCATATCACCAAACAAGTTTTTCTTAACGTGTTCTTCTTTGGTCGACATCACACGTACCAGTGTCCAATCAGGATCCAGTATCCAATCTAGTAACATCCAAGCAGAAGCAGAGTAAGTTTTACCCATGGATGCTGCTCCAAGTATGTTAACAAGATGGTGATTCTTGATACCATGCCACACCATTTGTACTGATCGTGGTTCTGACGTAAATGTTTCAGGTCCCCATAGCAATGTAGCAGCTGATTCATAATCACGTCTCATTAAAAACATTTGTAGGTACGCAAATGCTACACTGTACAGATCTTTTTCTGTAGTGATCTGTATTTGTTTTTCACTTTTCTGCAATAACTCAACGAAGCTTTGGTCCTCTAGTATTAGAGCCACTGCGTCTGTCAAATCCTTGAAACGGTTTGAGTTGTGTGGGTCTTTCGCACGCTCCAAGATCTCGTTTATTGAACTTAAGTGTAGTTTTTCTTCCTTTGTCATTATGTAACCTTATGAATGTTGGGCTTGCGTCCTCTGCTGCCTGCTTTCCATTCCTTAAAGCCAATTTTTTCCCTTGCCCTTTGCGTTTCAATCGCCTGACAAGCATCGCACCTTTGCGCATATAGGTTTCTAGCAGCTCCACACCTAACGCATTTGCCCTCAGCAAGGCGTTTATTTTGCCAAATACGCTGCCTAGATAATTTTTTAAGCTTTTCCACAGGTTTTTCATTCTCCATCTGTACCTTTCTTATCAGTATTAATTTCTATTATGTTAGTGACGTCTTTTTCTGTCTTCTTGTTTTGTATTGTGCTGATCATTATGTTTAATTTGGTCAATTGACTCAAATTTTCTGCTGTTGATTCAGCATTTAACATTTTTGCAGGTGTTAATAAGCCAATACTGTTAACATCTTTGGCCATTTGCATGAAACCTTTGCTGACTTCATTCATTAAAAACAGTTTTTTCTCCAAAAGTTTGTCACGCTTTGGTTTATTTTTGACATTTCCATGATCATCTTTGTCTAATTCATCATCTGGCACATCATCAGGGTCTTCTGGTAGCAAACTGATCTTTTGTGCAAGGCTAATGTATTGATTACTTAGATGCTGTGTAACTGTATCAACAGTATTAATAATACGTTCATCCAGTATTTTAACTTTGTTAAGTCTGCGTTCATTTTGTGCGGTAGTTAACAAGTTGTTACTATTGAGACGTAACTGTTCCCATCCATTTTCTTGTGCATGTTTTACCAAATGTGTCGGTTGTATGTGTAATTCACGTGCAACATCCACAAGGCTTGGTTTCCTTGGGTCATTCATAAAAATACCAAATGCACGGCTGTACAGATCCTGACGTGACTCAGTTGGTCGCTTCTGATTCTTGACCATCTCCGTTGGAGTCTGTGTCGGTTCTGTTGTCTTTGTTTCGTCCATTGTAGTAATCTTTGCTGTCACAGACAGCTTTTAAAGTTTGTAAAGCCCAGTCAAGCACATTATTATGTGATTGCTTAGCTACCCATTCAAATTGTTTCAATCTTTCACGTGACACTGTTAACTTGAGCGTCATTGGTTGACCAAAATCTAAGTACTCAGCATACTTATCTTGCAAACGTTGAAAGTGGTAACGTGCATACACCTTGGTAACATTATGCTTTTTACATGCATCGATAATTGTTAAGCCTTTTTGTATGTCCTCATACACTGGTATTAGTAACCTACCATGTGTCTCACGCCATTTTTTAAGTTTCTTGTTTTTGATTACTGACGGCTTTTTTAGTTGCACACGTCTTTCAACATAACTGCGAACTGCTTTGTATTTTCTGCCGACACGATTTGTTTTTGGATCAATACCAAATTCTTTAAGTATCCTGCTTATGGTTTTTTTGGATGATTGTGATTTTGTTACAATTTCATTGATGCTCATTGAATGATTCATATAATCATCATACACATCATATGCATCCATGGAACAGTTACCAAATGGTCTATTAATAACACTAACATCACGTTGCTTGAAACCATGTTTCTTGGCTACATGTCTTACAGTGTTGTATGGAACATTTACTTCATTTGCTATCTGTACCAATGACAGCTTTTGTCCCAATCGTGATACAATTTCATTTATTGTTATAGCATCATGTTTCATGTGACCCATGTGCCGATTTTAAAAAAATAAAAAAGCTTGTCAAGCATATTATTTAATTATCAATGCAATTAATGTTTTGCAAATGATACCAACCAAGAAATAGGGTATGAGCGTTATGTATAATGCTCACTATATTGAATCAATCAATAATGCACTCAATTTGCTCGAACGACATGCAAGCAAAATCATCAGGGATGATGAAGCAACAAAGAAAAAAATTAACTACGTTGAATTTAGGGACGCAGTTAACAAAGCCAAGGAACAAGGCTTAATAAAGGTAACACAAGTGAGGCCTGGTCAAAAGGTCAGGGTGCCACGTGCCGAGTTCAAACTATGTCACGATTTGTGGGAGAAGAACCTCTCACGTGACGAAATAGCACGCATCACGGGCTTTACTAAAAGCACCGTGGCGTCTCGTGTCAGCAGATATAAAAAGTATCTGCGTACTCTTAGTTATCAATAATGATAACCGTAACCATCAGCATGCTTGTGTGATGCTGTGTGCGTGTGGTCCATCTTACCCATGCGCACATGTTTTAGTGCTGGGTTAGCTTTCTTGGCTGCAGGGGATGCGTGACGGGTTGCACTAGCAAGGATTGCCTGTGCACGGTGCATTGGGATGCCTTGACGATGGGCAATGCCTTCAGCTGCTGCGTGGAACCCTGGGTGACTGTGATGCATGTGTGCGTGTTTCATATATAATACGTGTGCCAATAATACCCAAGACATTTGCCACATGGCAACATGGTTTTTTATTAGTCATGCCTAATAATAGTTATTGACATACTTATAATTTAGTCTAGTATGGTAATCTCTTATGAAACTAGTCAATACAACATCTATCAACGATGCTTTGCTGCATCAGATCATACGTTACTGCCAACCATCAGGTGTCTACCTGAAAGACATCAAGCAGTTTAAATTCAAAACCACCAAACGCTACCATCATGGTGCTTATTACCACAATAAACGCATTGTGATCCATGTGCCCAAGCCCTTCACGTACACCAAGCCTCATGTGCGTCTACAACGCAGGGGCTACCTTGAATCAACCCACTACACATGGCTTGAGGAACTGATTTACGTTGTCGCCCATGAAATGCGCCACATGTGGCAGCATAACAACGACTGGAAATTACCACGTATCATTAAGCGTATCAGAAAGCACACCATGGGTACACGTGCCAAACTTACCGAGGTTGATGCATGTGTCTATGGTATACAAAAAGCACGTGCTTGGCGCAAAGTAACAAGCCCTGTGTGATTTTCCATCATCACATGATACATTTGCCACAATAGCACGCAATACACTGCGCCATAACCATGGTTAGCAGTGCATACATTGCTTATTATATTTGCCATTGTTACCCTGACACGTAATTAACAACAAATAAAATAAACACATGTACCATTTTACGATACACACGATAATGGTACACAATATGTATCATATGGGATACACTGGGTACAGGCATGGGGCGGTGTGGCAGGGGGTGGGGGCTACCATGGTATACCCATGTGCCAGATAATCGATTATGAGGCCATCCCTGTGCCCCAAATGGGGCATGCTACCAAGGTGTTTATCAAGCTATGTTAATTGTTGGGTTTAGTTCTGTTGCAGGTTCTCCCTGCACACTATTCCTTGGTACCATGTACAATATGATTAATGAACACAGATACCTGTACAGGATGCTGTACATGTGTCAAGCATCATATTGTGGTGGGGGGATGAGTCATTGAGTCAATGAGTCATGTGTATCATGTGGCATGTGTCATGCCGTAACGCTATGCGTTATAACATGACTACGTCATGCCTAATAATTGATACAAAAGTTACGTTTGAATAGAGAGTATAGGGGTGGGGTGG